TGTAGATATATTTTTACAGTGTATTCAAAAGTAAAGGGAGCAATGAATTTCCATGTTGTAGCGCTTGGTGTAACTGATCCATGAGAAGAACTCTCCTTACCGTCAAAGTTAAAAGGTATCGTACTCGATGATGTGAAGTTGGCAGTTAAATAATATTTTTCAGAGACCGACCGTCCGTCAAATTCTGAAATAGACTTTGCGTCAGAGTATGAAACAAGACCAACACTTGCGCTAGATGAAGCAGCCGCACTAGAAGATCCGTAAAATGTTACAACATCACCAGACTTTAGAAACTTTACTACTCGACACTCGCAAGTCGTAACTTGGGAAGCCGCTGTTGTGCTAGATGTTATAGATCTTATACTCGCACCGTTTAAATAGATGTAGGACACCCCTGTCGTGGCTGCCGCTGTACCAGAAACTTGAATGTTATTATAAATATCATAATAACCATTGTCTTTTATCGTTACAGAATTTGAAGCAAGAAGGCCAGTGTTGTCAGTTACTGAAGTCAATGCAAGCTGTGTTGGAGTCGTTGAAACAGTTGTTACACTTGTCGCATCAACGATAGCCGGACCATTTATTCCTACGCTTTTTTGCTCTTGCAAAGAAAAGTTCCCAAATAATAAAGTCCAAGCTGCTGTATTTGTAGTCGGCACATGAAAAATCAATCGATATGAAGTAGAGTTAGAAGGGACTTGAAATGTTGACGAGATTTTTCCTGCTAAACTTGTCGATGCAGATAGAAATTTATTATTATTCGGATGGATTAATGTTGCGTTCGTTACATCATAAACAAATATTTTCAAGTCAGAATCAGTAATATTTGAGCCAGCGGAGAAAGTGCCGCTTGACACTAGATAAGAGGCTTCTAATTTTAGAACTTTTGTTTTTAAACTTCCAGGCAGTGAAAAATCAAAACTAAAACCTTCGCCTTGAGCCGACGTCGAGCCTGAGTTTGATACCTGCAAAGCCGTTGAACCATTAAAAAAAGTAGAAGCTACAGCACTTATGCTTATATGTGTCGGGCTTCCTAAAGTGCCATCAACCGGAGTTGTCCCAGCAGCATCCGCATAAGTCGCCCATCCTGAGACTGTGCCATTATCAAAATTATAATTAGATATAAATTGATCTAGCAAAAATATTTCTGCCCAACCAGCAGCAGAAGAATTTGATTGGAGAACTTTTTTATTCGTCCCAGCCGTAATTGAAATATTTGGATTGATGCCTCCGCTTGATGCTACAACACCGGAAGCCGTGACGCTCGCAACTCCTCCAGATCCCGATCCACCTAGACAAACCCAAGCACTAAGCACGGTATCAAACCAAAACCAAAGACTTGCACCATTAACCAAGTTTAGATCAATCCCAATTCCTGTTATTAAATTGCCAGTGCCGTTTTTAATTATAATTGTCCCAGTTGAATTATTGCTCAGTACAAAAAATTGATTGTTGCTTGGCGCGGTTATCGTTTGAACCGAGACCAAACCCGCGTTGGTCAATCGTTTAATGCCCTTCACAGGAGTGTTAAGAGTCACTAGAGCACCACTTGTTGAGTCATTTTCAAAATCATTTACAATAGTGCCACCATTTATGATCCCGTTCGAAAATGTTTTTACTCCACCGAAAGTTTGTCCCGAAGTATTTACAAGACCTCTTTGCGTAGCAGATGCATCAACAACCTCAGCAGTTGCATTGGTTGAGGGAGTAAAAAGCTGTGGCGAATAAACAAAACCTGCGTCGCTGATTGGATTAATTAAATCTTGGTAATACCACTGCACATTTGTGTAAGTAGTTGCAAATGTAAATGCCGTTTCGACTCCTGAGGTTATGTAATAGTAAGATATAGTCCAAATACTTGCTGAATATGTCACTCGACCATAAATAACTTCTCCAGTTAAGGGTTTTATGATCTCGTTACCGTTTGAATCGGTAAGTATAACTTTATTATATGGGGAGTTTACGACAACGCCTTTCGTGGCGCTGTTTGTTGATGCCGTTAACCCACCCATTAAAGACGTAATATCTGTAGAGGAAGATCCAGAACTAATGGTAGGTATCTGCGTTCCTTGAATGATCCACGCTTTTAAAATCACAGAGCCTATGCTCTGAGAATTAATATTTGCTCCGCTACCGTTTGAGCCATCGTGATTGTGGCCAGTTAAATGATTAAAGAATGCGCTTAACTCTTCGACTCTTGACTTAATTGATTCGGATGCAGTCAATCCCTCGTTATTTGTAAAGCTAACAAGAGCGTCTTTGGCTTCATTCGTTGCTACACCCATTTTTGAAGCAAGAGAGTTAAACTCTCTTTGCGCATTAGAAATATTACTACCGCTATCTGCAGCAGTATTTGATAAAGAAACCCTACCTATAGTCGTATCATCACCATTTTTTGCAAGCCAAGCCGCATTCGAATCGGTCGCGTTAACTTGTTGTCCGTCAATTATTCCGCTCATCACGCTGTCCTTTGTCTAAATTTTAGAAGTCCTGTTTTGTAAAAAAATGGATTGTCTGGAAGCATCTCGTCGAATTTAAAACCCATTCCCTTGCCATCGGCTTGCGTAGATTCGAGTGTGCACTCAAAAAAAGATGATGGCGCTGTAATATCTGGAGTAAACTCTAAATATTTTTGCTGAATAGCCCATTGAAAAAATGGACTCCATTGCAGAATAACTTTTGATTCTGGCTCTAGTCTAAATTCTACTTGAAAAAACTTTTGTATTGCCCAAACCATAGCTTCTTTTATGCCGGATGCCGTTACGTTTAGCGAGCCGAAAACTGTATTCATCATTGATGGAGGGATATAATTATATGCTACAAGTTCAGATATTAATATAATTCCAGTCGATATCGTCCCAGTGTACGACGTAGCGCCTGTCCTGTCTGATAGAGCAAAACCAAGAAGTGATGCGCATGAGGATGAAGCTCTCGGCCCTGAAGAAAAAAGCAAGTCGAGATAAACACCACTTGTTGCAATAGTAAGCCTATTTTCTTGTCCAGATGAAATGCTCCTATCAAGCGTTACGAAATAAACAAATGAGGCATCCGCTGCTGACATTGCCCTTTTTATTTCTGCGATCAGCGTAGTAGCACTATAAGAACCAAGCGTCAAAGTTGCTTGTCTTATAGGACCTCCGCTTGTCGTTCTGAAATCCAAAGACCTATTTGCAGTCGTAACTTCGTACCCATACAAAAAAAGAGATTTATTTCTTAACGCCATTTAAACCACCGGAATTTGATTGTATTGATAAGAAGTAGCATCTGTTTCCTGTCGTATTAAGTCAACTAACCTTCTTTGCGTTGCCTCTGTCTCAAAGTATGAACCAGAAAAATTAAGAGTAACAGCTTTTCCTTGTTGCGCAATGGAAGGCGTTGGAGCAGCGATTGGAGATGTTTGACCGGAAGAAGGGGAGGACGCAGATCCACTTGATGAACCAGCTCCGATGCTTCCACCTCCAGCCCCTCCCGCCTGAGATTCTAACAAACCTGCAAGAGCTAACAATGCACCACCTTCTGCAACTTCCACCGCACCACCTGGTGCACCCATCGCTAGGTGAGCTAAACCAGTAGACAAAAACATGCTACCTTGAGCTTCTGCTTGAGCTGCAATTGAACCAAGCATTGCTTTTTTCATTTGCTCCGCTGCGTCGCCTGATCCCTTGCCCATTGCCTTAAAAGCGTTCTTCGCGCCAAGTTCTAATCCTTTAAAAGCAGCGACTCCGTAACCTCCAGTTTTTTCATAAGCTTGCTTTGCCTGGGCCGCACTTAGCTCCATTTGATTTTTAAATCCAGAATAAAAAGTCTTCGAATTCTCAGCTTGCTTTTGAAGTACATTTATAAAATCTTGCTGCTCTTTGTCTTTTAATTCTTTTTTCTTCATTCGCAGCTCTTCATCAAGCTGTAAAGATCTTTGATTGAATTCAGCTTGCGTAAGCAAACCATTTATTTTCATTTCGTTTTCTAATGCCTGTTTTTTCTGAGCGTATCCAAGGTCTAATAATTGTAATTCTTTTTTCTTCTCCGAAACATAAGCATCATAGTTGTCTTCTAAACTCATTTGAATTGCTAAGTTAGATTGTTTCAACGCAGTGATGTCTTGTTGGAATTTTGTTTCTCTTAGTAAATTATTTTTTCTTTGATTTTCCTTTTCCGCATCTTCTCTTTCAGCTCGTTCTTTGCTTGCCTGTATCTGCTGCTGAACTTTAGGATCAATACTTCCAGAAGTCCTGCCAGCCTTTCTCGCATCGTCTTCAGCAGCAGCAAAGATCGCTTTCTTTATATCTAATTCTTTTTGCGCAGCCTCTAGCTTCATTTTGTAACTAGCAGCTTCAGCCTTGTCGTAAGCAGATTTTGAATTACTGTAATATAAATAAGTATTTTTTAACTTCTCAACACTTTCAGTTAATAGCTCTATTTCAGCTTTTTGCTTCTCCGCACCTTCCGTTATTTTCGGTTTTAACATTTTATTAATGGTGTCTAAAAAAGAAGTGAGCACTCCACCTGACTTTGCAAATGCCGAGGATGTCTTCTCTGAAAAAAACACTGAGATCGTATCGTTTAAGTCTTTCCAAGCTATAGACAACTTTCTAGATGCTGTATGAAGTGTTTCATGATCAGAAGATATATTTTTAAATTTCTGCCCAGTTTTTTCTAGTAAAGCATCTGCAATCGCTTCTTGTCGTTGAAACTCAGTTAAACTCGTTGTTACAGTATTGTGCGCAAGAGCGTATTTTTTCATCGCCTCGTTTGCGTCAAGCGTGATCCCTATTTGCCGAAGCATGCGCGTGTTGCCAGTGGCTATAGCCATTGACATTACGTCAAACGAGATCTGAAAATCAACTCCTAGAGCTTTAGATGCATTCCTCGCTTGTTGCATTATGACTGGTATTTTATCAGCATTTCCACCAAGCAAAGAAATAGACTTGTTGGCAAGTTTCATCGCATCATCCAAGCCCATAAATCCATTTGTTGCTTTTTCTATTCCGCTCTTTAAAGCCTCAGCAGAGAGTCCTGCCGTTGTTGCTAACGTATTAAACTGTCTATCTATTTTCTCTAACTCCTCGCCCTCCCAGGCAAAGTCCATCGCTTTCTTTACGGCAAAGACTGCCGTCGCGACCAACCCAAGAGGCCCTAATAATCCTCCAATTTTAGAAGCAAGACCGAGCAATTGCTCCCCTTTTGAAAGAGCATCAAGAGCGCCTTTTGTCTTTTCTATTTCGCCAATGGCGTCCGAGGCATCGAGATCAAATTTAAATTTAATATCATCACTCATTTTACACCTGCTTTAAAAAAGCTCATTAAGACATTCGCAGCGTATTTATTTTGCTCAGGATCATCTGCATTAAACACTCTGTTTTTCTTGTCTCTATATTTTTTAAGATCATCTGCGTCCATCGTTCGTTCTTTAAAATAATTATGTATTTCTTCGTAAGATTCCTTGGAAGAAACTCCGGAGAGCGATTGAACAAGTAAATCATCTAATCGTTTTTTATTCTCATTAATGTTTTTGATTTTATCAATGGAAACCCTCATCGCAAAAAATCTCTTCGCTGGCATCGTCAACACATAGCAAGGTTTATACCCAGTGTTTAAACAAAAATCAGAGACAAGATCAGCACAATCGATCTCGTAATTCTGTGACGCTACTTTAAAAGAAGAGTTTTTTTTTCACCAAAAGCCTCACCTGTCACAGTTTTTGTTATTAACTGCAATAGAGCGCCTATTTGTTGAATACTTAATTTATTAAAGTCATCTCTTTGTAGCGACTTTACGACTGGGCTTACGCATTTGTAATAAGCATCTAAAATTTGCTCATCATTTATTTTTTCACTCTTCCGCAAGTCTTCTAAAGAAGCCCACGCTTGAGTAATTAATAAATACTGCTCAAGCGTGACTGGTTTTATTGTGTGGTCTCGACCAAGCAAGGTAAAACTTACGGACTCTGTTATGATAGAGTCCAAGTTTGCTATTTTCATTTTTTCGCTTCTTGTTGGCCTAATACCAAACATAATTACTCCTTTAGATTAAACCACCGCTGGATCACCATGTCTGAAAAACCTAGCAGGAGTCACCGATGTATCTGGCAGGACTTCCCACACCACTTTTATTTTTGCTTGACCCTCTGGACCATATGTCACTTCGCTTGATGCTGTCGAGCAAGCTTTGTAAAAAAGGTAATCACCAGAGAGATCAGCGTCCGCCTTTGAAAGAGGATGTAATAATAATGATCCAGAATTAACAAGGTCTCCATCACCTATCGCTGAAAGAAAATCAAAAGCAGTGTTAAACTCGCCATGAGCCACAAGAGTAAGTCCAGTCCCAGCAGAGCCAGTCCCAGCTATTGCAGAGCCTCCTTGAGTCAATGATAGTTCAAAAGTGTCTGTGGCTGCAACAACTACATAGTACGAAGTGTTTAAACTAAACCCAGTTGGTAAAGTTCCTGCTGTGAATTGTATTTTTGAACCATTAGCCAAACCATGAGCTGTAAAAGTAAACACTGAAGGATTCGCAGCAGTAGCCGTCCCAGCAGTTAACGTCTTTTGAACAAAAGTCGCGTGAGGAAAAGCGATCTTAAATAAGTCTTTATTTTTAATTTCAGAAAGTTCAGTCGTAACCTGACAAACAGTGCTAGATACTCTTCTATCTATGATCGTCTTACCAAGTTGATCTGCATATATGTTAGCTTTTCCGTACTCCATTTTTACGAGCACATTGCTGAGAGTACCGCCAAGATCTGCATAAGTAGAAGCCCCTGGTGCCTTATAGCTAACCCTCATAGGAGTTAGCTCCATTTGAGATCCGTTCACGTTCGCGTAACTTATTGTCATAAAAACTCCTTTTTTTATTTTGTTAAATCATAGTGATCTAATTCAAGTTCAATCATTGCTTCTTTTCTAAATTCTGAATCAATGGTGCCTTTATTTGGCTGAGATCCAGAAAAAGAAATCCTTGTAACTTTTATGATAGCTGATTGTTGAGATCCATCAAGCCTTGCGTTCGAAAGAATTCGAGTAACCGCGTCTGCATATCGAAAACATTTTATTTGCAACAACGCTTGGTTTTTATCTTCCAAAATCAAAGACACAAAGATATTTACTTTAGCATTGATATGGTTAGCGCCTTTCACTAATTGAAAATCAATATTTGTTGGGACGACAAAAACAGATGGCGTTCTATATCCTATGGCATGTTCATAGTTAAAATAAGAATCCAAGCTAGGGTTTTCCAAAGTAACTAAGCCATCTGGTCTATCGATTGATAATACATCAAGACTTTGACCAATTGATGATTGTATTAGTTTAATAATTTCTTCAGAACAAAACTCAGCTATATTTCTCACTTAGAACCTCTTAAGTATGTTGCTAGATCTTGTTTGAGTTGTCCAATAAATAGAGGAGAGAATTTAGTAAAATTTCTTTTCTCATTTGCAAATTTTGCGTAAGGCAAGTCAATAGAGATCTCCATTGATCTTTCCTGAAAAAGGACTCTACCCTTATGCCCAGGCTTTACGAGAACAGACTGCAAAAGTTCCCCTGTAGCAATCATCATTTTAGATCCTCTGCCCATATAGTTATAATACTTTCTAAGTTTGTATAAACGATAACGCTCGTTGAGTGGGTGCCAACTAAATTGATCCTCAGACTGCCATCTCAACAACTGGTATTCTTGATAACGTGGAAATATCACGCGCGCAATATACGCTCTTGACGATCTCCCACGCTGGACCATCTCTTTTAATCGAGTGTCCACATCATTCTTTACTTTTGTCCATGTGGCTCTTGCCATAATTACCTCATCGGCATTGGATCAATAGGCGTTCCACCTGCAACACCGTAAAGCGGTTGATTAGATTGCCCGCTCCTTGAATAGTAATCATCTCTTGATTTATATGCATCATCACGACATTGCTTCGCAAATTTTTGATATTGGTCAGCGGGGGTCTTTGTTCCTTCCTTTGGTGCATCATTCAAAAGAAAGGATTCGCTTAAGTGATTTGCCCACCTCAATGCAAGCTTCTCGTAAGCCTCAGCCTGAGCATAGCTCAGAGCCGCTGGGATAAGTCCTCCAGCAATATTAGAATATGTATCACCTTGAGCCAACCAATTAGAGGCAGCCCTTAAAAAAATAACAAGCTCTGAGTCTAAAAACCATTGAGCATAGTAAGAAGCCTCAACACTTGTTCTTTGCGCTGGCGCTACTGCTAGCGTAAAATCACCCGTTTGAATATTGTCAGAGGTCACGGATACATTAACTCCGTTGACATATACACCCAGAGGAGACGCAACACCCACAAAGTTTGTGATTCGTCTAAATTCAAAAGTTTTAAAATTCGTATTCGAACCATCAACTTGGCCGAAACATTTTTTTCTATAAAAAAATTTGTCCGTGTCCCCATCAGACAACTTATTTCTTAAATCAATAATAGGCTGTGCCCATGTCATAACACCACCTCAAGAATATCCTGCTCGGTCATTCCTTTTTTTATAATTAAATATCTAAGTCCTGCCTTCTTCATTTCTTTTTCTTTTAGTTCAAGCTTTCTTGATTCGTAATTATATCGTTCTTCGTCGATAAACAAAGGGCCGCCATCGGCATTAGGGTAGAACTTATCGACGTGGTACATTTCAAAATCGTTAGGAAAAACGGATTTTAATTGGTCAACTTTATGTCCAATATAAAAAAAATAATCGTTCGCTGCAAAATCAGAAAGTGATGCCGTCTTCAAACGAGGAGTCTTTTTAATAGGTGCTTTTGATTCTACAATTGTTTCGGTGTCTACTTCGCCATGAATAATAACAGCAGTTGTTTTTTTCACTCTTCGATCTCTAACACTCATATACACCTCATTTAAAAAAAGGGGGGAGAAATTTCCCCCCTACGGTTTTACTAATTTAAAAAACTAGATTGAACCGTCTGAACCTTTCCATGCAAATCTTGGATCTAATGCGTCTGCGTTGAAACGTGTAGATGCCTTAAATCTTAAGATGTCTCTAGAAAAATGATCTCCAGAATTTGGCTGTTCCTGCTCTACAGAAACTGGAGTTCTCTCACACATAATAAACCATGGTTTGCTATCGTCAACGATATACCATGCTTTAGAATCTCCAGTGATAACACCGTTGTGATCAAACATAAATCTTGAAGTCGTAACGTCAAGGATTCCCTGCATAGGATTGATCGCTGCCATTCCACCTACAGCACCCGCCGCTGCTGCACCTGATGGATAAAAACTTGAATTCAACAAAACTGCTGAATCAAATTTATAGTGCGGGCTAATCAAAAGCCTCTTTGGTTGTACCATTAGAGGAATTCCCTGCAAGTTTTTCTGCGCCATTAATGCGATAACTCCAGCTTGAATGTTTCCTTGATTTAAAGCACCAAACGCAGCAGGTCTATTAGCACCACCACCAACAAGAGCAGTTGACCAAGGGTAACTTGCTTCAGTCGTTGGCTTCGTCTCGCTTGTTGGATACACTTTGCCTAAATAGTTTTGTCCACTCACTGAGTTAAGTTTTGCCATAACGTAAACTTCCTTCAATAGAGCAAGATACTCACCCATAGTAGAAGCTTGAGTTAGCAAAGTCCCAGACTTATCGTCGTTTGCAAATTCAACTTCAATACCATGCATAGATCCAAACTTTTTCATCTTTAACTCTAAATCTAGAGCTGCAATTCCCACTTCTGGATATTTCTCGCCTCTTCCAATTTCAGATGGAAAAGCAACGCCCTGATTAGGCGCAAAGATTTCAGTATCCTTGTCCGTAGAAACTACAGTACACCAGTCAGCGTAAGAAACTGGGACTGTTTTATACATTCCAATTACGATTTGATTCAAGCCAGCTCTTAAAAATTGAGGAAAGTATGAAGCGCTGTCAGCCTCTTCAAGTTTTGCATACAATTTCTTTAAGCTAACATTTCCCTCAGCAAACGGAAATTGAGCTGCATCAGTCACTGGATCAACTCCGAATCGAGCCGTTAGTTTATTGCGTAGTTCTTTAATTTCCTTATTCTCTATCAAGTGTTTTTCAATTACTTTTTTATTTCTTTCTCTTAAAGTCATCATCTTAAAATCCTTTCTTTAGTTAAAGTTGTGCATAAGCAGAAGTTAAAAGAACTTCGATTTGTTGCCCAGCCACAGCAGCCGCGATCGCAGGTCCTTGATAAAGGCCCACAGAAGCAGTTGTTATAATTGTTCCTACCGCGTCCGTACCAGTTGCAGGATCTAGCGCAACTTTTTGGCCTGGAACAAATGCATCGCCTGTCTTAGCTGTTAACTTACAAACAACGCCGAGTTTAGGGCCAGGAATTGCTTGAATAGCCTGTGACGCTACAACATTTGTGTTGTATGGTGATTGAATCTTTCCATTAACAACGCTAACAGGCATTGCTCCTAAGAAAGTTGCTGAGTTTGCCTCTGCGGCTACTGGTTTAATTAAATGATTAACTGTATCTAAATAAACAAGTTCGCCTTGTGTAATTGTAGTTGTAGAGTTAATCAAATTTTGCACATCTTCGAAAAGTGAATAAGGATTCACGCTTCTTACAATATTATTACCTTTCATTTTTAATTCTCCTTTTTTATGTTAATTAAATTTCAATCCCACCAAAAGAAATTGACTTTTTGCTGCCTGCCGCAACATCGGTCTTTTCAGTCGATATAATTGATTTAAAGTCTGTGTCTGAGCTTACTTTGCGTGACTTGTATCCTTCCATGAAGATATTAAAAAGTTCATCAACGCTTTCTTTTGTTTTAGCACTTTTTATTGATTCTTTAATTCCTTTTGTAATAGATGATGGCAATTTAGAATCAGCGCATTTTTTATCTAAATACTTAGCAAGTTCCAATTTCTTTTCAGACTCAGTGAATGAAGCTAACTGCCCTCTTAGTTTAAGGATCTCTTTTTGAAGTTCTACTTCTTTTGCAGACTCCTTTTTTTGTATAGGAAGACTTGCTGACTCTTCTACTTCTTTTGATTCCTCAACTTTTTTTACTTCTTCATTTTCTTTTTTTGCTTCTTCATTTTCTTTTTTAGAAGCCATGTGCTTAGAAAGCTTTAAAGCGTGAACTGCTGCTTTCTCGGCCTCCTCTTCAGAATAGCCCATTTCTCCAAAGGCTTTTTGAGCTTCCTTGGCAACATTGCACTCCTCTACTGTAGCATCCGTCTCATCTCCTAAATATTTTTTAAGCATTTTTTTTATTAGCTCAACGTCTTGCATCTCATCGTCATGTTTCGCTATGTCTTCCATTTTTTTTTCTCCTTTATTGTTTTCTAACATATCTAAAATCCTTCCACCTGCTCCGGCCTCTGTGACTAAATCAGTTGAGACCGCATCGGCTATTATATAAACAAGTTTTACTGAGCTTATACCCTTAGCCTTTGCTTCATTTAACTTTTGAACACATCCTTGAGGTGCCTGAGCTATAACCTTGTCAATAGGCTCTTCGTTAGCGTCTCCAGTTGCGTTGATGCTTAATCCGATAAAATCCTTATCTGGGTATTTTTTAGAATACTCGACTGCGTGACCCATAAGTGATCGCGCCCATTGAAAAGGTGGATCTGGAGGGATTACAACTTCAGCCTCAAGTGCGCCTCTGCCTTCATTTTCAACGTATTGAACATTTTCGAAATGACCAAGGACATCGCGAACGGATCGTTCCGGACGAGTTGTCTCCTCAATATCTGTAGGATGATCGGCAAAGATCTTCTTACCTTCGAACACAGACATTGCAGACTTGAGAGCTTCTTTCGTATAATAAAAAGCGTCTCTCATATTCCCAATACCCTCTTGAATTAGTATGGTCTTAAACCTTGTGAAGCCAATCAACGGATCTGCTGGTTTTGCGTCGGTCTCTAAAAATTTTAGCTGAACAACATTTCCAACATTTGATTGCTTAAATTGAGAACCCTTATCCCTTAGCATCTGTGGGAAAGAACTTGCCGAATCAGCCTGAGTTTGATTCTCACCTGGTGGCTTTTCAATTAATGATTTATCAATTACAAAATTAATTCCTTCTTTTTTAAGAAGATTTAAAAAAGTTTGTGCGTTAATATTCGGATTTTTGACAAGAAGGTCAGTCACCATTTTCTGAGCATTTTCGCTCGTCTTCTCTACATTTGGCTTTTTTAATTTTTCTGCATTTGATATAAAATAAGAAAGCGGCCCGTCCGTGGGCTTCTTTAAAGCGTCAATGCTTTGCTCAATATTTTTCACGACGACTCCTTTCGTCCTTTGAAACAAATCTTACAAGGATCTCAGCCTCACCACCGCCAAGAGGAACATATTCAGGCTTGTATTCCATGTCTTTCAACCTTAAGCCCATGTTCAGAATCACGCTCTCTAACTCTTCTAAGCTCTTGCATCGGTAGCCTTCAATTTCAAACCTATATTTTTTAAGGCCCTTATTAATAAGTCTGGACCCCTTATCGACCTGTGTCAACACATCATCATCTCTTCCCATCCAGAAATCTTTATTTCTTTTAAACTGCGCGAATGAAGGTGCACCGAATTTTTCTGGAGATTCTATTAAGTCCTCAAATGTATCCATAATTTAAAATCCTCTCGTTTGTCTTAAGTCTGATCTGTCCTCAGAAGTAATGCTATGATTTGGGTCTATTACAGGAGCAGCAGTCAAAGGATTTTCAACACCCTGCCCACTGAGGTCAGCATTATTCATGATATTTTTTTCTGCTACATAATCATAGTCAGTTATAGAAAGTTCTTTCGCTGCGATATTGGCCGCCCGCTCTTTAGAGATCCACTGTTGTGACTCTGCTAGAGCTAAGTCTTTTAATTTTTGAGATCGGTCTTGTGTGATAATATCTGGAAAAGTTACTTCTATCTGAGCGTCCATTTCGTAATAGCTAAACAGCCTGTTTGAAATTTTTAAAAGAATTCTTTCTAAGCATAATTGATAGCTCTCAAACTTTTTAGCCACTGGCTCAGTCGCAACAATAGCATTCCCTCTAGTACCAGCACCACCCTGATGACCTCCATAATACTGCTGTGGGATACCTATACCAATGCAGCTCATTGAAAAGCACCAGTCGAATGCTTGAGATTGTGCGCCCTTACTCGCGCCATCGTTCGAAAGATACTCTCTTTTAATTTTGTCCGAATGAACAAACTCAGAGCCAGGGGCTGGGACAGTACCAAGCAAGTTCATATCATTTATATAATTATCGATGTCCTGCTGACTCCCCTGAATCGTTGTATCCATCGACCACGCAGTCGATTTTTGCATTCCGATGATTGAATAATTAACCGAGTCTCTTAATCTTTTAAGGTAGCCCATGACCGGATAAAATTCTCCCCTCCCGCGCTTTTCATTCGAAACAGTATTAAGTTTAAAATGATCAATTTGAACCGCTGGTATCTGTTCATAAATATATTTAGACGATGGTACTGGCTTTCCATTAAGTTCCGTTGTGTACATCTGGTATTGAGTTGGAAACACGAAAACGTAAGCAAGTTTTCTTTCCATATCCTCCGGCATCGTTATAATTTCCCAACAAGTTGAAGGATCTGCCAACCTAATCCTTGGGAGCGGAACCTTTTTAGAAACTTGCTCAGGAGGCAAATTATATTCAATCGAAGATTGATTATTGGGGAGCCATCTCAAAAGGACCTCTCCATAGAGAACAAGCTCAATGAGCGCATACTCAATTAGTTTATTTATATCGTTAACTTTTTCAAATGCTTCCCAAAGAGCAAGTGCAGCCTTGTTCTTACAATCAACTCTAAATCCACGCCCAAGAACAAAGTTTTTAAAAATACCTACAGAAGCGCGAACCACAGGATCATGGTGCAAAGCGAAGAAAGCTTGCTGGTGACCTTTCAGCATATCGTTTAAGTATTGTTGTCTATTGAATGGCCCGCCTAATAAAGGAATAAAGTCATTTCCGACTGTGCTTTGAATAGGAGCGGCGTCTGTACCGAACCAGTCCACTGAAGAAAATGCCTCTTCCAAATTCAAAAAAGAGCTATTTTTTTTAGCCTCTTTAAGAAAAGATTTAGCATTTTTTAAATGAACTGATTTTATTTCTCCAGACTCTTTATGAATAGCAAGTACTTTCGCCTCGATCTCAGAAGATCCGTCAACAATAGATTTAAAAAGAGATCCCATGTCGTGAACACTAGATGCGTTCTTCTCGTAATCATCAAATGCATATCGATCATCATTATTATTATTTAAAATTACTGACTGTTTATCCATTCGTCGAAATCCCTTTCAATTTGTGTAATATTAACTTTTTCCATATCATCAGTATATGGTTCAATAGAGCACCTGCATGAGAAATGATAAGGAGGAGCTTCGTTCTCACCTTTTGTCATTTTTTTTACTTCAGATGTTGTTTTGCCATTAAAATCATAACAGCCCACATCTCCACAGCATTTTTCACATGTTTTTTCGTCAAGCACAGAGATGACAACAAAGTCAGTAATTCCGTTCGCATTAGCGGCATCAATTTGACCTTCTCTCACTTGCTTGACGAAATCATGAGTCGTATCTCTTTCAATTTCCCATTCGTAATAGTAGTCCTCATTTGTCAACAACTTGTCCGGAGGCACAACCTCCCCAGTGTGAGGATTAACTATATCGTAGAATGATTCTGGAGATCGATCAGTGGGAACATAATCTTCTAAATAATCTTTTAAAATATCATTCCAAACTTCAGAATCTTGGAATGAAATATTGATTAACCCCGCTTCTCTAACTTTCTTCGGGAGTTTTTTTAAAGACCTTGCTTGTTTTATTGGCCTGCGCTTTGGAAGTTTCTTAAAGACTCTAAAAAGAAGCATCTCAAATTCTTCTCCGGTCATTACAGAATATTCAACTTCATTCAAAATAGATCTTCTTAATTTATTAAACCAAACATCTATTTTTTTCATGACCGATACACTCTCAAAACCTTCGGCATAAATCCATTGATCAATTTCATACTTCGACGATGTGGATTTATTAGATCCGAGCGCGGTTGATTCACCGACATTTGCAAGAGTGTATGCCTTGCGCCTCATATCAAAAATCTCGCTTGTTAGCTGCAATACGGCTATTTCAAAAATATCATTTAGATGTTTTTCAAAAATAGAGAACCGATGCTTTTGAGGTAACGGATGATATAAATTTGAGAGACCTTTATAGTCTCTTTGGATTATAGATATTGCTGAGTTAAAAGATCGGTCCAAAATTTCAGTCATTCGCAATCTTGTATTTTTTAAGATACGTTCGAGCGCCTCGTCTCGTTTATTAATGAATGCTCTGTAGTTTTTGTTCATCGAGAAACAATCCTCATCGCTGGAATTTTAACATTACTATTAATAGGAGACAGTGCCCAAACAGCATAACCAACACCATCCGACGCGTGAGTAAGTAAAGGATTGCTCACCTGATCAAGCACGACCTTATCTGAATTACTACTTTTCCACACCACGCGATCAAAGTCCCTTTTTAAATTAGGACATTTTTTAGGGTTTAATGTCAACTTAACTTCTCCGCTGGCTGACTTTAACTTAGCATTTAAATTATTAACTCTGTCTTTGACAGACGGATTCGACTCTGGAGTTTGATTGATCCAACTTATTCCGTATCGATCAAGAGTTTGTCCGATTATGTCATAGTCCGATTGTCCTGCGGCAGCTCTCTGACCTGCTTTTCCCGTCGCATCACCTATGAGAATCACTCCTGGTTTTGTGCCATACTCTATAAGCTTATGCGCGAGGTGCTCTGCTGCTTCTTGCGTGTGAGAATTAGTTAAAAAGATCTCATCAAAAAAATGGAATGAGTCTATTTTTTTCTGACCAAGCGTCCACGCCATAGGGGAGAGGTTGAAGTCCATACAAACAATAATAGGGAGTGCATGATGGATGTCGTGTCCTTTGTTGAATGGGCTATCTTCTTTCATATTTGCTGCGTGAAAATTAATGTACGTCTTACCAGATGTCAGGTCTCTGAACTCTGCAAGATATTCTTGCGCGAATTGAGCTTCTGACATATTTCTCTTCGCATCGTCTAGTTCTTCGTTTGAGATTAGAGGATTGCAAGTTGAAGGTGCAGCGAAAGCAGCCCAATGCTCAGTATTATTTTCAGCGTAATTGTAAAGATCATAAAAATGATCGAAGCCGTTCGGAGTAGATATAAATACAGCCCACCCTCCAGTTGTTGTCAGCATCGGCCTAATGACAAGAGGCCATAGTTCTGGCTTTTGATTTCTCACCTCATCTATAACAACGCCATTGAGTGTTTCAGATCTAAGGTTTTCAAATACCTCTCCAGACTTGTAATAGATCTTAGATCCGTTTTTAAATTCTAAAAGTAAGTCTGACTTATTAGATGAAAACATTTCGTCTGAAGGCGAAAGAGCATGACAAGCTCTTCTAAACATAATTTTAGCAGAATCAAAAGTTGGTGAGATAAACCAAAGAACTGAGCCTGGATTTTCCCAGGCTCTTTTTATTAATTCGTTATTGCAAGCGGTTGACTTGCCTGGCCTGCCTCCCGAAGCTAACGACTCGGAATCGTTTTTTAGAATTGTGAAATTCTAATTGCTTCGCATGCGGAGAGTATAATTTTAAATTACACCTCATTCTTATTTTTCTCCACTGGCAACGATCCCCATTCTGTTGTATATTCTAGCTTTTGAACTATATTCTGTTTTTGCTCGATTTTATCGCTCATGCCAGCGAAGTTCTTACTCCACCAAACTATTGCGCCAAGGTTTCCTTTTTCAACTTCTTCAAATAGCCGCCTCTTCATAGTAATCACGCCACAAGATCTTCCGATATGAAGAATGTCTTTAAACCTTCGTTCGATTGTGTCTTTGGACACGCCAAACCAATCTGCGATTTCTTGATTTGTACATTGCATTTTAGCAAGTTTTAAAACTTCCTCTTCATTTACTTTTGCGCGTGGTCTCCCGCGAATCGCTCCGTCTTCCATTTTATATTCCTTTTTTTGCTAAAGACCTATGAAGAGAATACAGCGCAGAGTAAATTTGTCCATAATTTATTTTGCCGACAATAGCGTCGGTATTTGGATCGAGCATATCAATCTCAGTAAATGGGTTCTCCATTTTCTCGGACAAAACTCCAGAGTTAAAATTTAAGTTTTGCCCTGTCGGCAAGCTTATTATTTTTTCTTGGTGGAATCTAATCTCAGGGATGCTTCCAAGCCCATTGAAAATCTCAATGAAACTTGCCCTAGTATATTCTTTTAGTTCACCCACTATTGTTTTTTCGTCTAATAATGCCATTCTTTGCCCCATTTCATGCAGATGTTATAGTTTGCCAAGCCGCACCAGTATAAACACAAAGTTTAGCTAATGTTGAATCATATACAATCATTCCAGCAACTGGAGATGCTACTGCATTTTTCTGTGCAGTTGTCATTCTTGGTGGAAGGAAAGCCTGAGTTGTGCTAGTGCAATCTAGAATTGCATTAGAATTTGGCGTTGTGGTTCCAATTCCTACGCTGCCGCCTGAGAACAATGCTGCATAATTCGTTGTTCCACCACTTACGTTAACATTCAGCCCTGTGTTTGTAGCGCCCGCTCCGTTCCAAGTACCTATTGACTGAATATCTAAGCCAATTTTAGCAATTGAAGCAGTTGAACTTGTAGAAGTGATTCCAAGATATTGACCAGTGAAAGCCGCAGTTCTAGCCGCAGAGTCAAGCATCCTTATAGATCCGCCTCCTGTCCAGATGGCGTAATTGTTCGTAGCTCCTGTGACAGCGTTTATCGCAATCCCGTAGTTGGCCGTTCCAGCTCCAGACATGGCACCAATGCTAATCCCGAAGTTTGATATCGCAGCTCCGGCAGATGCAGCTATGCTAATGCCATAGTTTGCAGTCGTAGCCCCAGTGACGGCCCCTATATTTATTCCGTAATTATTTGATGCCGCCGCATTTGTTGAAGAAATAGCACCTATATTAACACCATAAGCAGCTGCGTTCGCAGTTCCATCAAGTGATATTGTCATCGCTCCAACATTAAGCCCATATAGAGTATGAAGTCCAGATAGACCGGGCGTTGTTCCTGTTGCGAAAAAATGTGCAAAGGTTGTTATTGATGCGCCTGCTGTAATTGTTGGTTGCGTCGATTGATAATTGTAATATGTTGTTGCTGATCCTGTAGCTCCAAAAATAGGATTGCAATAGTACGAGTAACCACCTGTAACCGATCCAGAAATTGAGTTAGCTATTTGATGCCCAATCAACGTAGTAACTGTTCCACTAGAACAGGTCGCTTGTGACTGTAACCCTGTGCAGTTCGCTATAGTATTGCCTACACCTGGATTTCCAGTGCTAGAAATATACATACCAACGTGAGAACCAGTCGACGCTACAGATGTTATATAATCGCCTCTTTGTAAATATGTAGTGCCTGATACTATAGTTGTGTTTGATAAGTATAAAGTTAATGACTCTCCAAGTCTGGATGCTGACCCAATACTTAATCCACCGATTCCATGAAATCTTGCACGTTCGGTTAGAGCTGTGTCTGTAGTTGCATTTCTAGTTGAAAAAGCCAGAGCACCTGTTGTATTGCCAGCTCCGCTTGTTAAAAGACCTTTAATAGCTGCAAATCCCAATGCACCTACAGAAGTAGACTGCCAACTTCCAAAGGAAAGAGTACCTCCACAACCTGCTGACCCCAATGTTGACGATAAAAATAAAATATTATCTCTATTTCCAGCATCTGCAAGAGCTGCTGTTAGTTGTCCACTTCCTGTAATTTCTGTTTTATTCGTTGGAGTAACTGTACCGATACCAATGTAGCCATTTTGATCAATGATCATTCTTTGCGCTCTTGCCGTATATGCCGACAAGTTTGGAGTTGTTGTAAAAATAATTGAAGTACCGTTCGCAGTGGGTGTCCAGTTCTCAGTAGCATAAAATTCAACAAGAGCAGAAGATCCGGCAAACACTGAACCCGTATGTCCACCAGCTCCAAAGTTAAATAATCTGTCTCCAGCCAATACGGCTGTAGGAATAGCCTTACTTCCTCGAGCCTTCCATCCGATCAAGTTAGAATTAGAAATTTGTGCTGAATTATATCCATACAGAGCAATCGTGCTTGCGCCACCATCAACATATCCGCTTATCAATCCGTTAACATCAAGAGCGGCGGATGGGGTAGAGGTACCAATACCGACAAAACCTCCAGCGTCTTGAAGGACAAGAGCATTAGAAGAACTACCTGTACCCATAATCAAATAAGCATTTGATGGAGTCGCGTTGTAAGCCCATGTAAATCGACCTCTAGCTGTAGAACTCTGCCCAACTCCAACAGCAGAATTAGACGTAGCAGATGTAACAGATATAGCCTTACCAGTTAATGTGAGGCCAGCGTTGTCTCCAACTTCTAACATATTTAATGGAGAAGTATTCCCAATGCCTACATTACCATTATTTAGAATTGTCATTCTTGGTAATGGAGTTGCTGTCCCAATAGGAGTTGTAGAAAAAGAAAGATTAGAACCAATTGCTGTACCAGTCCAGTTCTCTGCTGAAAATGATTCTATTGTAGAAGATACTCCTAATGTTCCAACAGCATCTCTAGTTCCTGCAAAAGCAATTACACCTAAACGATTTCCAGACTGCATCGCTGACCCTGGATCAGAAATTACTCCGATTCCTGCACCTCCAGTTGGACTCTGAGCCGCTGTGCTAGTCGCCTGGATAATGTTTGGTGTAGTTCCATGAACATCTAGTTTCGAAGAAGGTACACTTGTAGAAATACCAACTCTATGAGATGCGGAATCATAGAACAGATCTGTAATGTCTGTCGTCATTTTTGTACCGTCAAAGAAAACTATACCACCATTGACATAGCTAGTGTTATTCGTACCGCCATTTGCAATTGGTAATGTTGTGATAGCGTTTTGTTTGTTGTTAAAAGTAGTCCAATCGGTTGACGCCAAGTACCCATTGTTTGTTGCGCTAGCTGCTCCTAACTTTGCCAGGATGCTAGTATTAGTTTCGTCACCAGTATTGACTCCAGACTGATTGCCAATAGTGACAAGGTTAGAGTCCGTTACAAACCTTTTATTGAGCGAGTCAGTTATGTTTGATGTCGTCGAGGTGTCCAAATTAACCACGTTTGAAAGACCTATATCTGCTTTAGATAATGTAAGATCAGTAGCTAAGCTATGCCCATTTATTAATCTTGATATCGGAACCTTTGACGAGTCTCCTAAAAAAATATTAGTAGCATCGCTATAAACAAGCGTTGTTGTAGACTGTATTAAATTAACAGAGATTAAAGACCCTGCTATTTTAGCATTTAAATTAAAAGCCCCTGTGGTTTGATTATTAAGCCCCCAAAACGAAGGAAAGCCAGCTGGGAGTATGACATTAATATTGCCAGTCAAAGTGCCTGTGAGCGTAATAAGGTTGTTAAATGCTTGAGCCAAAGTAAGCGTTACGTCTGCATTGCCTGACACGTCTATAGATATTTGACTAATCACAGTCGCATTTAAAATCTGCTCATACCCAGTATCGTCCTGCGTGTAAAAAGCGCCAAGCTTCGGATAAATCGACATTGTGCCAGTTGGAGGAGTTGGTGGCTTAACCGAATTAATAGTTAATACAAGATCACTCACAAGATCCTCCCTCTTCCATTGATGACCAAGCGTCCATTAATGTTAATAGTGCCACGCTGAAAAATAACCCATTGAGCGCCATTGGGCACTACATAGTTTGCAGTAATCACGTCCAGAGGCAAAGATGCTGCAGAAGTGGAAAGCGAATCAATAGCGTCCTGGACATTAGTTGCAGCAAGACCGCTAAGACTTCCGTCGTAAGGTACGTACTTAGCTATTTGAATTCTAGAAAAATTAGAAGCCATTAGACCGCCCTATTGATTAAAATTTCGTAAGCCACACCAGCGGCATTAGCTTTTAACGTCACTTGTTTTTTCCCACCAAGAGGTGACCATATTATAAATTCTCCTGGGGAGAGATCAAGAAAGTTCACACCGTCGAAAGAATATTTTAAAACATTAGAAAACACTTGAGATGTTACAGCGCGGATCATTACATCGATAATGATGCCAGCCTGCACCGCTGGAATGAGTACAGGTGTTAGCCCTACAACATCTTTAAAAGTAAGTGTCTCTCCAGCAGGTTGCCCTTGCGAAACGTAGACTGGCTCAGTCGAGCTATTTTTAATTTTTGTATGCAGAGATCTACGTCCATCAACATCTAAAGAGTTGCCCAGCGGGTCTGACCGATCCATGAGAAGAGCTGATGTTGTTTGTATTTCTGCCATAAATGAATTGTGTCATCTTTTATTTGTGGCCGCAATAAGTCACAAAAATCACTAGGCGCGTCAATGTGTAGAAATATTTAAAAAAAGATGATAGTTTTAAAAAAAATAATTTTAGGAGCAAAAATGAGTAAATTTGGAATACCTTATCAGGGGAGTAAATCAAGAATAGCGCACAAACTTTCAGAGGTATTTCCTGACGCTGATAATTTTTATGATTTATTTGGAGGAGGATTTTCTGTAACTCATTTTATGCTTGAGAATAGATCAAAGTCGTTCAAGCATTTTTATTATAATGAATTACGTCCAGGTCTTCCAAATTTAATTCAAGATGCAATAAATGGTAAATATAATTACAAAGTTTTTAAACCAGAATGGATTTCAAGAGAGAGATTTTTTTCTGACAAAGAAAAAGATCCATATATAAAAATAATATGGTCATTTGGAAATAACGGAAAAAATTATTTATTCGGGAAAGGTATTGAACAACAAAAGCGAAGCATGCATCAAGCTGTTATATTTAACGAGTTTGATTCTTTTATGAAAGACACTTTTAATATTGATAAATGGCCAATGAATTTAGATTATAAAGGACGACGTTTATATTTAAAACAATTGTGCCGACAAAGAGTAGAACTCCAGCAACTCCAGCAACTCCAGCAACTCGAGCGACTCGAGCGACTCCAGCAACTCCAGCAACTCCAGCAACTCGAGCGACTCCAGCAACTCGAGCAACTCGAGCGACTCCAGCAACTCGAGCGACTCCAGCAACTCGAGCGACGAGTTTATTTTACCAACTTATCTTATGATCAAGTTGAAATAAAACCAAACTCAATAATTTATTGCGACATACCTTACAAAGGTACTGTTGGCTATGGCCAACAGTTTTCGCATGATAAATTTTTAGACTGGGCAGCTTCGCAGGCTAGTCCTGTTTTTATTTCCGAATACAAAATTGATGACAACAGGTTTTTCCTTTTGAAAGAAATTGTTCACAGATCTATTTTATCCGCAAAAGCAAAAAATAAAGTCATTGAGCGTATATATGGCAACAAGCTAGCGAAAGATGCTATAAGCCTGCGAACACCATAAAAGTTAATCACTTTCTGAAAAATCAAATATACGCATATATAAACAATTCTACAGTTTTTTTTCGGTAGAAGGTAGAATTTTTTTTTTAAAATTCTTTAATGATTTCAAACACATTACCTATATACTATATATATCTCTATTTATAGATAGATAGATAGATAGAAGAGAGAGAGAGAATATATATATAGGGGTGTGTATATAATTTCAAAAATTACTGTAGAATGGTAGAAATAAAAAAAAGACAGTCAAATCGCTGGCTTAGCTATTAATTTTTTCGGTAAAATGCCCAGTAAAAGCTATAGTAAGAGTCTGATTCCCTTTGTTTGCCGCCCAGCAACAACTTGATTATCAGATGTTCTGATGCATTTTTCACTACGAGAAAGAACTTTTTTATATGCTGGATAGGTCTTCATCTTAGAAACTGTCTTTGGACAGCGCGATGCAATAAAAAGGCTACTGTCTTCTTTAAAGTATCGAAGTCCGAATGTGCTTAAAATTCTATCACATTCGGAATTTGGCCCTGATTTTAAAATATTTATAATCTGACCGATATTTGTATTTTGATGATCAGTTTCTATTGCTAACAGATCGTGCAGACACATATCAAAATCAGTTTCTTCGTTTTGTGCAACATAATCCGAATACATGATCCTCATTTCAAAAATCAAGTCAATGCATTCTTGCTTGGTAATAATTTTATTGCTTTTAAACGACCATAAACACGCCATGGCCAACGATATTTGATCACACTGCCTAGCATCCAGGTCCGACTCAGATAGCACGTCCTTGGCAATATTAATTGATTCTTTAATTTGGTCAACACTAGATACGATTCTAGCAAATATTTCTTTTTTCTTTGCCGCGAATTTCTTAAATCCTTCGACCATCTGCAAATATTCGTCCCTGTTTTTCTTCTTTTTTAATTCAACCACAAAAAACCGAGAGAGATCTGATCCCTTCATTGGAGCTGGCTGGATAGATCCGAAAAGGAATATTCCACGCCCCCTGTACGACGTAGCCTTTCCAGAAGGAGTCCCACGCATGGTTTTTCCATTAGACCTAGACGAGGAAAGACGAGCAAGGTCTAATATTGTTCCAACCTTCTCTGCCTCGGCCTCATCATATATAACAGGTATGGCATCATTTTTAATCGTTTGAGCCACGCCTGCTGACGTTGAATCCTCTGTTTTAACGCAAAACGTGCTAATACTCTCAATCCAGCTTAAAATTTTGCTCTTACCAGCTCCGCGCTCTGCGGTAAGCCATAAGTGGCAACGCCAATCAAGGCACTCGAAAATCTGGCTCTGAACAAACCAAGCGAATATATACATATAATCATACTCATATTTGCATGGCAGTTTTCTGAATAAATCAATTAACTCCAAAGAGTCCTCGTCTGAGAGGTCTCTGCTTAAATCGACATCATATTTATATATTTTTTCATAATAATATTTACTACTTGGGACGTCTGGAATTAACTCTTCACCGTTATTCACCGTCACTATTCCGTTATCGATCCACACCCCAACGCCTCGAGCCATTTCTGGGTTAAAAGTTGGCTCAGCTCTGCATTTCTGCATCATATGTGATGTGATGTGGTCCCAAGAGATTTTCCCCTCTTCGTTTGCGAATGTGGAGGTCCAGAACTCCATTGGCGCCAAACTAAATAAATTATTCTTTGTATGGTTCGCAGAGGTTAAGCCAATAACATGATGATTCTCGCTCGATGAGTAATAAAAATTATGTCCATCATATCCAAGGTATTTAATATAGGTGAACTCATTATCAGTAAATTTAAGCTGCTCTGTTAACGTGTCGAGGCCTTCTGAACAATGAAGATCATTAAAATCTGTTTGTTTATCGCTTTTAATAGTAAATTTCGGCTCTTTAACTATTATATTTCTAAAGAATTTTTTACAATAATACGCTTTTGCCTGGCCTATTCTATTTTTATCAAGATCTGCACATAATATTATTTTACACTTATTATTTATAGATCGAAGATTTTTTATGGCCTCGAATAAGTTCCCAGCATCAAGCCCAATGACCACAGGTAAACCAGTTGCCTCATAAATACTACAAGCCGTTGCGAAACCCTCACACAAATATAAATGATCGGCTGTTTTATAATCACCGATGAAAGAAAAAGATCCTTTCTTTTTTATGCCAGTTGAAAACCTTTTTTGAAACCCAGAAAAATCCTTGTAAATTTTCTGCACTCCCGCTATTCCAGTCTCGTTTACAACTTGAATCAGCAGTGTACCGCGCTCATCAAGTTTTGATCCGTAAGACTTCATTAATCCCTTTGAGATTAAATAATCATGAACACTGCCTGGATCGGGTAACTCAACCCACTTAGATGACCACTCCTTCGAGCACTCGCTATGAATTTTTTCTTTCTCAAGATCAACAGTTATTTTGATTTCTTCTAATGATTCTTTTTCTTTTCTTTTAAACTCTAATGATGCTTGCTTTTCGTCGTATGATTTCCATGTGTTGGTTTCTCCAGTAGACCAATCACCGTAATGTGCGATTCGATAGATTTGTCCTTTAAAAGTCCACTCATGACCAATAGCCCATTGTCTGTCTTTTATACCATATCTGAAAAATTTATTATTGTACTCGAAATTATTTGGAAGCATTTTGCTTTAATCTCCTAAACCATGAAGGCGTCACTGGGCTTGTTAACATAGAGTCTGAAAATTTATCATACAATTTAAAAAATACTGCGTTATGTTTCCACCCTTTAGATTTTGCAAGATCTCTTAAATAAAAAAATTCGTTAATAATTGGATCATCTTTATATAACATAAGATGTCCATATTCTGTTTTTATTTGTCTTGTCTTTGACGTTTCAGTGCTGCCACATGATGGACACGGACCTGGTGGATCATAAGAATAAAAACATTTTTTACATACTTTTATTTCTTCTTCAGGTTCAGTTTGTTTTTTTTCTTTTTCATAATACCATGCTCTTGGCCTATAAGGCAGACCGAATCTTTGAGTATTGCCAGCATGGTCAAAAATTATTGCCTTCTCTTTATCTGGATGAACCCTTAGAAGCCTTCCAACTTGTTGAACATACAATTTGTCTGACATCGTTGGCCTAGCCATTATTCCAATTGTAGCAATAGGAATATCAACCCCTGTTGAAAATATATTTACGTTACAAAGAACTTTAATTTCTCCAGACTCAAGTTTTTTTATTGCTGCGTCCCTATCCTCTGAGGAGTTTGACTCGTCTTGATGAATCGCTGGGATGCCTATTTCATTGAATTTTTCTGCCATTAACTTAGAATGATCTTTACATACTGCAAAAAGAATAGCTGGCTTTCCTTGTCCGTGGTCTTTATAGTTTTTAATTATGTCTCCAACTATTTTTGTTTTTTTAACCTCTGCTGAAAGCTGAGTCTGATTAAACTCTCCTGATGTTTTTTTTATGTTTGTTGTGTCTATCTGTGACGATGGAACATAAACATCGACTTTAGATAAAAAACCATGATCTCTTAATTCGAATGGTTGAATTGGTACAACTACTGACTGCCAAAATTTAGTTATTCCGAAAGGCGTTGCCGTGAGACCTAAATAAGTTTTATCTCCTAAAAAATCGAATAATTTTTTATATGTATTAGATCCAGTGTCATGCATTTCGTCGATTAATATTATGTCAAATAATTTTAAAAAATCTAATGTAGGCAGTCTTGATCTAATAGTATCTATTGAGCAAACTTGACATGGATTATCTTTATTAAAGTTTTTCTCTCCATTCATTAATGGAGAGGCGTCTATGTTGTGATATTTTTTATAGTTTTTTATTGTTTGACGAATTAATTCTCGTCGTTTCATAACATTAAGAACTTTTTTATTATTTTTTAAAATATTGTTGTTTATCTCAGACATGATCAATCCTTTGCCTGCTCCAGTTGATAACTGGAGAACAACACGCTTCTGACCAGATTTTATCTGGTTACGCAATAATTCTATGCCTAACGTCTGATATGGCCGAAGACAAATCTTGTTCGTTTCTAATGACATAATGAAGGCCTTTGTTTTTCTGAATCATATTTTTAAAATTAATCTGGTCTTCCCTGAGATCGTCTCTACCTATTTTAATTTCTATTGAAATAAATAATCCATTTGAAGTAATTCCTATAATATCGCTCATCCCCTTTGAACCGAACGATATTATTCTTGACCCATCAAGCGACCTAGCAACACCTGTTTCTATCCTAAAACAGGTAGCTAGTCCTGACGCTGAAAATTCTTTTAAAGTTTTTTTTATCAGATCAGAATGAAGTTGAGCCATTAAAATCCAACGTCTTCATCTGATTTTTTATTCGTAGTTTTTTTATTTGATAATCTCTGAGCTTTTAATAAATCAAAAGCTGATTTTGAAGTTGAAGTCATTGGAGTATTTTTTGAAAACCTAGCTCCGTCTGGGCTGTTAATGAATTTCACAACAGATCGCGTTGCGCCTTCGTAAGTTTCTTCATTAATTACTAAATCAACTTCACAACCCCAGTTAAAAGTATCCTCAGCAGAGAAATCCTCAGATCCGTTCCATCCTAGGACGTTAGTCATTACATTCTCAGAATTTTTAATTGTCTTTTCTGTAAGCCATAAATGAGCATAATGATGCACTCCCTGCTCATCTGTAAATTTAAAATTTACTCCAGGCGTCCCTTTTTGTTTTGACTCTTCATACCTTGCTCCAGTTAAAAATGCTTTCATTTTAATATCTCCTTTATTCTGTTTTTAATTTGCATCAGCTTTTGCTGATTCGCGCCGATTATTGACGCAGTAATTTTATCTTTTAAATCTTGGTCTTTTACTTCTTGCAGAAGATCTTGAATTTCTAATGTAATAGATTCAACGCTTCCGATAGAGTAAGCATTCTTTAAATGATTTTCAAATTCTGAAAACAACAGAGGCATTTCGTCTGGCAATCCAAGTCTGTTTTTAGCTTCAAACTCAGGTCTTCTATTGAGATAAAGTATTCTATTGTTCTCGGACAGTGCTTTGTTTTTCTTTTCAGTCTGCCCTATTTTTAGAAATATTTCATAATTTGCAAAACCGATAACATCTACTTCTCTTGACCATAGTGCGCTCGCCTTTTCGTTTAATGAAATTACATATCTGTCATATGGCTGCGCAAGCATTGGATCATTAAATGGTTTAATCATACTATGTGCTATAACAATAATATTCATATTTTTTTCATCTCTTAACGAATGAAGAGAAGAAATAAGATTTTGCCACATTTTGTTCGCCATTGTGTAACCTTTTCCAAATCCTCCTTGAGCTTGTTCTATTGATTTAGAACCATCAACTTTGCAAACAGCTTCCCAGACTAAAGGCTCAGTCGCACTTAGCGAATCGATTACAAGTGTTTTAAACTCATGATCTTGAGATCTTAATTCATCTATTACATTTAATATATCATTTAACGAATTAGCTTTTGGTGCTCTAGATACGTCTAAGTTATAAGAACCCTCTTCTGGACCTATTATTAACGCATTTTCTGATCCTGCCGCGAATGTTGTTTTACCTATTCCTGGGGGTCCGGCTAATAGCATAAAGAACGGCTTCTTTATCCTACCTTTTGTTATTTTTTTCAAAATTTCCATTTAATACCTTTCTTATTGTTTTAATTTCTTTTTTAGTTAGTTCTCTATACCCACATTCAGCTTCTGTTAATATATATCTTTTTATGTTTGTCAATTTTGACAATTGCATTTGACTTATTTTGTATTTTTGACGCTCCAGTTTTAAATTATACATTTATTTTCCTTTTTTGTTTGATTTGTTTAAAATATTAAAATACAAGTTGTCAACAACAACAACAACAAAAGGTTTTTTATGAATGAATGGCACATCTGGAGATCTAAAGGCATAGGATCATCGGAAGTATCTGCGTTAATGAATGAAAATGCGTTCGGCTTAACTCCTTTTAAGCTTTACGAGTTAAAGCTTGGTTTAACTGAGAATAAAGAAACTAACTTTGCAATGCAGAGAGGTACAGAGGCAGAGCCTAAGATCCGAGCATTGTATGAGCTTCAAAATGGTTATGAAGTCCCACCTACTCTTTTTTCTGTTTCTGAGAATCCACATTTTAGAGCATCACTTGATGGATATAATAAAGAGCGAGATCTAGTTGTTGAGTTTAAATATCCAAGTAAGGAAAAACATGCAGAGGCTTTATCTGGTAAAATACCACGTTGCTATTACGCTCAAGTACAATACCAAATATTTTGTGCTAACGCAAAAAAGGCTCATTATGTAAGTTACGATGGGACCAATAATCTAGCTATTGTTGAAGTATTGCCAGATATTGAATACACAACGAGATTAGTTAATTCAGTTGATAATTTTTGGAATAATCATATTTTGAAGAAAGTTCCCCCAGAACTTACCGATGAAGACAAAAAAGAAGTTGATCATGTTGATGGTTTAAAAGAGTTTTCTGAACTGAATGACATTTACATAGCAAAGAGTGAAGAGTTAAAAAACATTGAAGAGAGATTGGAATTATTAAAATCTAATTTAGTTAAAAATATTTCTCACCCTAAAACTTTATGCAATGGTTATTTAATTTCAAAAGTAATTAGAAAAGGGAATGTTGATTATTCGAAAATAGATGCTATTAAAAATATAGATCTTGAGCAATATAGAAAAAAGACAAGTATATATTGGACAGTGAAAAAAATAATATGAGTAATAAATATGCAGTTTGTTTAACTGTTAAGCTTGGCGAAAAAGTTCACTTTATAAAAGATAAAAAGATAATAGCTGAATTTTTTGTAAAAGAAGTAAGGGGAAAGAACTCTATTCGAGTAGTTTCTATAAGCGATACAGAAATAGATACGCTACGTGAAAGATTACTTAAAAAGGATCAATTATCAACAAAAATCTAAAATAGATACTTTACGAGAAGGGTGAGTGAAAGATGAAAGAAAAATATAAAGTAAATGCTTTTACAGGTGAATGTACTTTAACTAAAATGTCTAAAGAACCAAATAAAACACCAAATGAGCAAGGTTCATGGGGAATAGGATCTTATTCAACTAAAGGAGATGGGAACGCTGATGGATATGGTTTTTATAGACCAAAAAACCCAAATAACTTTTGGCCTGATTATGAATGTTGTGAACATTGGGAAATTGAAAATCATAAATTAGCTTGCGAACTTTATAATAAAGGCGAGTGGTGTGAACTATGACAGACATTGAAAAGATGAGAAATGGTGAATTATGAGTGAGAAGGCGAGAGAGTTTTGGATTATGACTGCTTCGGGAAGAGAAGTGTGGAGTGAGCACTCTTTGTCTACGCTATATGAAAAAGACATTGCTTCAATTAAAAGAGTGGCAAATCACGTCATCGAATACAGCGCAGTCGAATCCCTCCAATCAGAACTAGAAAAATATAAGCAAGCGTATGCAGAGCTGAGCGAGCTTTCTGAAGAGTTTTTAGAAGTGCATGATGAGCCTTGTAGGTTAGATCATCATGGATGTTGCCAGTCTCATTTTTTGGAAGAGGATTGTCTAATAGTAAGAACAAAACAAGCACTCGAATCAGCGCGCAAAATACTTAACGAACAAACAGATGGATAAATTATGCAAACAAAAGACGCAATTGACCATTTATCAAATGAACTATTGAAAGACACAGGATATTATTACTCTTGGCAGTCAAACATTGCTATGCAGTTTTTAGATGAGCTTGATAGAAGAGGTTATAGATTTCCAGAAGCACACAGTATATCAAATGAAGCAGCGAAGAACTTCTTAAATTTACTTATTTCACAGACTGAAAATAGAGAAGATAAGTGGACAAAATGACCAACGAAGAATTAATAGAAAAATACATCCGAAAAATCGAAACTATGAAATTAAGAATCAAAGAGCTTGAAGCTTTTCTCATTAAGAAAAACTATGAAATTAGAATACTAAAAGAATACCTAGCAAGACTAGAGGAAGAAAATGACTGACATAATTTACACATGCGACTCGCTCCGATGCGTTGGGCATACAGGATCTAGTTACAAGCCAGTCGAAAAAAATCCAATTAAGCGTGGATCAATGTTTTATTGTCCAGAATGCGGAGGATTATGCATACAAAAGCGCAAGCATTCTAGGGTAAGAGTTGATCACAGTAAAAAAATAAAGAAAGTTGCAGTTTATGAATATTAAAAAACATTTGCGACATACAGATGACATTAATTTAATTTTAAAAAAGTTGCATGAACACTGTGGAATCGGCGGCTGGTCTGTGCAATCATTCACTGCTTTTTTGATCGGTGGTCAAAAAGCCTATGGTCAATTACTTAAAAATAAGTTATTCTATGAAGCAGTTTTAAAATATAGAGCGAAAACAGGCCCAAAATGTTTATATACAAAAAAAGAGGTGCAAGATGTGGCAATGGCTGAAAAATCTTTTTAAAAAAAAAGAGAAAACAATTATTCCTGACAAGAATAATATCGTTGAGTTTCCAAAACCTCCAAATAAAATTGATGAAATTCAAACTTTCCAAGGACTCGGGACACCAAAATGGTATGTTGAGGCATGGAATAAGTGTGTTATTGAAGATAAATATAAAAGTTGGGGAGATCGACCATTAGCTAAAATCTTAAAAAATAAAGATAAGTTTTTAAAAGTACAAGATATAACAGGCGTTCCGTGGGAAGTGGTTGCAGCTATACATTTTCGAGAATCTTCACTTAATTTTAATACATGTTTACATAATGGTGATCCATTGCCAGGCCCAACAATACACGTCCCTGCAGGCAGAGGACCTTTTGCATCTTGGGAAGATGCTGCTATTGATTCGATAAAGTATGAAGGTTTTGACAAAGTTACAAAATGGGATCTTGCTACATGTCTTAAAAAGCTAGAAGCGTATAACGGTGGGGGATACTTAAAGCGTGGACTTCCGAGTCCATATCTTTGGGCATGCACTAATGTATCAGCACACAAAGGTTATTACATAGAGGACGGCAAATTTTATCCTTACGCATCTTGTGACGAATACCTAGGTGCCGCTGCAATTCTAAAACTTCTTAATTTTAGTGCTCCTGTAAAAAACTATTAAAAACAGAATAAAGCTCGTCGTAACTTTTAACGTCGAGCTTTTTTAATATATGTCTATAAATTGATAGTTGAGTCTCATCAACATCAAGGTCGTTTGAAAGTTCGAAACAGAGTATAATTTCTTTTTTACTTAAAAACTTACAGGCCAGTTCTGAGGTCAAAAAGTTTGATTGCATCTTTGCACCCCTGATTATTATTTTGTTCGCACGACTTTAAAATAAACTTCTTTAGTTCAACCCATGACTGAATAGGCAATCGTAACATATCATTGCGCTGTTCCCACCACGTCTTCCCGTAAAGAGTATTGTGATCATCAACCATTTGCTCGCGCTCTCCAATTGTCCAAACACAATAGCCCTTATTGATGGTTAACTCTATGCATATTGGAATGTTGGGAACTTGATTTGAACAGCTAGTTAAGCTTGATAAAATTACGAAAAGAATTAATAAGCGCGTTTTCATTTTTTAACTTTTCCTCATCAGTTAGAGAATTATATTTATTTAACGCATTGTAAAATTCACGACCTTGGTTATCAACTCTTAAATCTATGTACTTAAATATGATTAACATTTCAGCTTGTGAAAAAATAAAATTAAAATACTTAGATAGTAAAAGGCTTATCGGTCCGCATAAGAAATTTAAGAAAGTGAAATTGCGTATCAAGGCAGCGACCGAGGCATCAACTGCTGACTTGATCAATATTGATTTTATTGTTTGAATATAAGTTTTTTGATCCAAAAAAATATAAACTCCAGCAGAGAATTTGGCTTTAAAATTGTGGTTTTGCCAAGCCAAAATTCAAATAATGAGTAGCATATAAATATTATTATCATTAATTGATTATGGTCCTGGCAAAATGCATCCACTCAACTAAGCCTTTTCTATTAAATCCAAAAGAGCTTGTTTCATCGGCTCTTTTAACGCTGCAACAATAACATCGTCTATAGGAGTCGCTGTCTTCTTTACAGCTTCGTCAATAGCTGCGAAAAGGACTTCATTTATAATTTCTTTTGATAAATCTTTTGCATGCTTTACTGCTATTTCTTTCACTTTTAAAACTAATACTTCATTCATTTTTGACTCCTTTTTGTCGTGTTATGATTTTGTTGTTGAGTACAAGATCCTAAAAAGCCCTCGATTCTCGCTAGAGCCTCACGCACCTGCGCGAGCTGCTGAATTACTTTAGAATCAAGACTCTCATGTTTAACTCTAAGTTCGTTAATTTCCTTTTCGTTAAAAGTGACTTTACCCTCTAACCGCGCAAGCCAAATGATAAAGCCCACAACGGCACCAAGAATCATTAAAACTGATTGATAGTCTAGACTATTCAGCATCTTTCACTTCTTTTGTAGCGTAGATTTCCTCTAGCATTTTAACTAAATTCACAACATCTTTAAACGGGAGTAATGATAAAAATTGATAAATTGAATTTATTTGTTTCTCTGTTATTTCAAATTTCTTTTCCATTAGCTTGCTCCTAAAAATTCTTAACCTTTATTAAAGTTGACCACAGATCATGAGGAGTGATCAAGGTCTTTCCTAAAGTTCTAGCCACACGAATCACATCAACACCGATTGGCTTACCAGCTCTCCACGCAAAATAAACTAGCTTAGAGCAATACCACTTATCAGTTGGGTTCCAAGATAGAGAGAAATCATAAGGTTCATTTATTTGCCTGACTAAAAAACTTTCTATGTCTACAAGTTGAGAACTAGTCCAGTCCTCGCCTGGCAATCTGCAAAGACCTACATAATCCTTTTCAAAAAAAAACTTTTCTAAAGAAATACAACGCACTCCTTTTGTCGTGGCCTCGTAGATTTTCCCATTAATATAAATGGCCGCATGACCGTAAAATGCTCCAGTAAAAACCCACTCAAGCACGTTCGAAAACTCCCAATCACATCGCGTCACTAAGCAGTCACCATCCTTAACCACAAGCTTAAGATCTCTCATCTCTGCATCTGACATGCGCCTTTCTGAAACTGAAATTCTAGAAATAAATTTTATTAACGCGCTAAACATTTACGCCACCACAAAGTAAGAAATTTCTAATTTTCCAGGTGAGCCATTCCCTCCAACGGGTCCAAAGTCCGCACCGCCTGAAGATCCACCGTTCCCTCCCGCACCACCTGCGCCATAGCCCGACGCTGAAGACTGGACGTTAGTTATAGCGTTTGCACCCGCTGCATATATTGACGCACCTCCGCCGCCGCCACCGCCGCCTGTACCGTAAGCTGGCCCTGGTGTGCCTCCAGAAAAATTACTCGACGCTATACCATTCGCTCCAGATGCCCCAGCACTTCCACCAGCTCCTCCGTTAATTGATAGCACATGCAATTTACTAATGTTTGATGCGGTGAAACTTCCACCGCTCCCTCCCGCACCACCTGAGCCAATTGCAGCAATACCGCCACCACCACCAGGAATCGAGAATAGTGTGCTAAATGATGTAGCTCCACCAGCAGTCCCGTTCGATCCATCAACAAAAGGTCCTCCGGCATTAGCGCCACCGTTTCCACCCGCCCCAATAGTTATGCTGTAGACTGTTAACGGTACAACGACCAAAGGAGTTGACAGCATCTCGGAGCCGCCCCCACCGCCGCCGCCGCCTCTTGCTTGACCGCCGCCACCTGCACCACCACCACCGCCTCCAACGCCTCTAATAAAAATTAAATTAACACCCGACGGCGCTGTCCAAGTTCCGCTTGTTGTAATTGTTGTTGTTACAAAAGTTGCCGACTTGTCTAAGCAAGTATTTACAGCGCCACCGATCGCAGTCAGCAAAGCCTCGCTAACAGCTTCTCTGGTTAAAACCTGTTCTTGGTAAATCTTAGTTGACGAATTTGGAATCGGTGTTGCCATTTTTTCTCCTTTATAAAATCTTATAAGGCCCTGATAAGTCCGCGAAAAGTATTAATTCTATTTTATCACCCGCAATAGGTGTAAATCCTAGCGCAGTTGTTAGCGTTATCGTGTTACCAACAATTGAGCTTATTGTCATATCATCTGAATTTCTTAAATAACTTGATGAGTGAATTTTTATTAATTGATTAGCTTTGTAAATAGATCCATCAGCTACAGTGAACTGCGAAGAACTAATTACAGAAACGATACTATCTGTTTTATCTAAAAATGCGTAAAGTAGTTCCGACGTCGAACCTGATCCGTATTGAGCAACCTCTACAATGTAATTAGATAGAGGCGCAGATGGCAATGCTGGGGAAATGTTCATCAAATAGTTATCGAACGAATCAAAACCCAACAAAGTTACTGTATGGTCATAAGAAAAATCAGCAGACCTTATTCGGATTCCGCTGCCTATTATTTCGGTCCATTTCTTCCACTCTTGATGCTGGAATCTTGCACCGAATGAATCTTTAATCCTAACTTGAGTTGTTGTTGCAGTGTCAACAAGCGAGGAAGGCGCTATCGACGCGAATCGGTCATTGATCTGATAATTTAAAACAGAAAGTAATTTTAAAGCCCCAGAGCTAGATTTAATATCTAAAGATCTGTCTATAACTTCAAAAAGTTGAACTCCGATATCTCTTAGGCCAGTGTTCAGATTGGTTATTTTTAATGTTCCATTGTCTTTTAAAATTACGACATCCCCTACTTCTACTTGCGACGCGATCTTAAATAAAACCTTAACTGAAATCTCAAAAGCCGCGTATTGATAACGACCGAGTATGGTTTTAGATCTTCGATTTATAAAAGTTTGAGCTGAATTTTCGGAGCGTAAGCCATTTGATGTTATTGGCAAAGGAGATTGAGTATCAAACAACTTTAAAGCATTCGTATTAATGAAATACTGAGAACTAGTCATTTTGTCTAAAACATAATTGTAATCGTAGTTATACTGCACTTCGGAAAAGTAACGCCTATTATTTAGACCTCGAACTATTGAAATATTTTGAGGGTCAATAATAGAGTTGATGTCAATAGTAACAATGTTACTGCTTGCGAGTGGTGGTTTAGTTGCGGCTATAGATATTCTTCCAAACCTAGTCACACCATAAAAACCAGCAGGAAGTAAAAGCTCTGACTCAATAAACTGTTTTGCAGATGCCGGCTGCTTTATTAAAAATTGAAAATTACAGTCTGCCTGAAAAGCAAAAATTGATTTTACATACTCCCATTGTCGAACATCTATGTCAGTTATTTTTAAGCCGTTTCCCACCTGAGATGGGTAAACGTCGTGTTTAGACCGGACGGAGAAAACACCACTTGTCGGGTTTTCTAAAGTAAAGATGTGATCAGTTAAAATTGCATTGTTAACGTATCCATTAACATCAATAAAACCTGTAACGATGCACGTTACATTATTTGATGCAGAGCCAGTTATGGTTATGTAATCACCAATGCTGATTCCATAATCCACATCGGCATCGTCTCCTTGTGGTAGAACTATGCCGTTTGATAGGCTCCCAACAATAGGATCGCTCGTGTAGACGAAAGAGCCTATTTTTTTATTAGTTAACTGAGGCCCAGAGGAGATCATTATTTTAAGAGCTAAGTCGATAATATTCCCGACAAGCATTATTTGATTCGACACCTCGTCTCCATTTGCGTGCGAAGCTGCTATTGATCCTAGCTGGCCTCTAGCAATAGAATCAATGGATGTGGAAGTGATAACAGACGTTGGGATATATTCTAAAAATTCGTCTCCTATCCTAAAAAACAATCTTAGCGAGGAATCATATAGACCATTCGGACCAGTAACAAATTTAATAAATGAATCAGTTTTATCTACAGTTATTGAAGTTTGAATATTCGTTATGTCTGTCGTTAGTTTTGCTTTTGCTGTATAGAATGATTGCTGTTTTCTTTTTATGTTCGCGTCCGTAAACTGCAAAGTAATCTTCGTTGGCGTAATTTGAGTTTGTGTGACGTAGCCCCTAAAAATGCAGATATAATCTTCTTTGAATGACGAGTTTAAATGGCCTATAAAAATTTGCGCTTGTTTGCTACCCAATAATTCATCAAAGACCTGTCCAGGACTAATGAATGAAGACATGAATCCGTCAACATCTATAAAATCTATCGAAAAAGTTCCCGCTGAACCACGACCTTGTTCAGGCTCTACCTTCTGCGTGATGTTGAGGTTTGATTGTGGAGAAATAATTGGTTTAACATTTGGCACAGGAACAAGCCCGCCATAAAACAAATTAGGTTCTCCGTATGTATAAGGGTCCCCATACCTAAAAGTCTTGTAAAGAGGCATCAAAGAAAAAAGCGTATCTGTGCCCTCAAATTTTATAACAACATTAAGCTGCTTAGTATCAGCAGCATTTAGTTCTAAATATTTTTGAGGATAATAAACACTAGACATTCTCTATCTCAATTATTGATACATTTATTTTTTCATTAACCAAAATTATCTGCTCTTTTGTGAAATAATTAGAAAGTCCTTGATCTGAGTTTATAAGATATTTTGCTGTTAGCAGAGAACCATTCCAAAGGACTCTTTCTATAGAAAGAAGATTTGAGTCGTTTAACATATTTTGAAACTTCCCTGAATCGATAAATCCACTCTTTAAATTCAATTCGTTAAACGAAAAAACTAAAGCCATTATTTCAGCACCCTTTTGTTGAGCTACAACGCCTTTTCTTATCAGCCTATCCTCATCTTTTTTCTTCGTGATGTCGTTAAAAATCAGCTCGTATTCGCTTGGCATTGTTGCATCGTAAATTTCTTCACCTTCTTCATTTAAAATAGGTTCTCCGTTGACGTCTTTTCGCTTGGCATACGACAGTGCTTCTGTCGGTATGCTCTTCAATGTGCAAGATACTCTAGGCTCTTTCTCTCCAAGGGAGGAGCCTTTTAATAGCACCCAATCGTTAGCCAAAGATTGATTTTCGAATTCGTAAATGAGTCCGTCGTAATATCCACCTATTATTTTTAATTGAACCATTTAATTCACCTGTTTTATTGAAAGAGTTGAAAAATAACCACCAGTGCTTGAGCCGCCTGTGATAGTCACGGATGCGTCTAAAAAGAACTGAATATAATCTTTTGCATTAAGCTGTATTACTTTATTTATATAACCAAGCGATGCCGAAGCTGCACTCATGCCTCCAACGTAGCACTTTGCAACGCCATTGATTTTCATATACACGTTACAAGGCCCGACGTTCATTACGCCTTGAATATGATAGTCACCAAAGTTCTGCGCTTCGAATTTCCATGCAGCCCCAGTCGTTACCGCTGACATCGTGTCAGTAATTTTCCCATCTGGATTTAATACTGTAGTATTCGCAGTTATACCCTGGTTAGCTGTCCAGTAATACTCTGCCATCTGCCTTTGTCCTTGCAAAATACTCGACTGGCCAGATCTCGACGAGATTTCAATGTGGCCTACGCCCACAGTGCCGAGAGTCCCTCCTGTCCAAGTAGATGAGGTCTCCGCTCTTATATCAATATAATCATTTGCGTTGAGCTGAATATCCGTAGAAGAACTTCCTCCGTTAACAGAGCTGCCAATATAATCTAAAGTTTTATATCGCACTCCGTTTTTATAAATACAAATATATGATGATGCCGCCGCTGATTGTTGTAGATATATTTTTACAGTGTATTCAAAAGTAAAGGGAGCAATGAATTTCCATGTTGTAGCGCTTGGTGTAACTGATCCATGAGAAGAACTCTCCTTACCGTCAAAGTTAAAAGGTATCGTACTCGATGATGTGAAGTTGGCAGTTAAATAATATTTTTCAGAGACCGACCGTCCGTCAAATTCTGAAATAGACTTTGCGTCAGAGTATGAAACAAGACCAACACTTGCGCTAGATGAAGCAGCCGCAC